TTTCTGCTGAAGACATAAACGAAAAACCAGATCGTCTATTTTTAAGGTAACACATACCATAACAACGTTTATCTGCTTTGCATGCCTCCCAAAATATATAGAATAGTCTATTAGCCTCTCTAAAATCAGGCGCACCTACATCTATTTTACTCCATTGTAAATACATATAGTGGCTACCAGTTATATAAGTTGGTTTACCATTGTTATTAAACCAAAAGCCTTCGTCTCTTCTTTTAAACTCTTTATCTATATAATCAAACCATTGGTCTTTATGCTCTTCAGGATATGAACGCCAATCAAATATAGTTTTTAATTTAAATAACTCTTTTGGATATTCTAGTTTTTGCCATTTACGTTTGGCATGCACGTGCACGTCGGTTGGCATCTTTGGTAACGCAATTCGTAAATTTTGCATTTCAATGATTTCGCCAACTTTTCCACTTTTTGATATAACGATAATATCATGTTCTTTATTATATCCATATTTCCATTTTTTACCTCTGTTCATACGAGTTAACGTCGTACGTTTAACAGGTTCTATTATTTTAACTAGTGTTTGTTCGTAACTCATCTTGATCTACCTTCAGCAAAGCCTTTAAATACTTTATTGTTTTTTTCAACTTCTTTACCATCAAGTATGTTTTCTTCTTCTTGTATTCTATTTAATATTTCAAACGCATCAAATATAGCTAGTTTCTTTGTTGCGGCTGCATTTTTTAACCTATCAGCACTAACATCATCTTCTGTGTTTGTAATAATTTTTTCTTTAGCAACATTAATTAGTTCTTCTACTGCTCTGTGCCCAGCTTGGATTATAAGCTTTTTCGTCTCCTTGATATTCATATTTAATTGTAATAAATTTAGTATACACCCTGTATAGTAGCTCTCCATCAATAACAAACTCATAGTTAGATATAGGCGTGAAACCTACTAAATCATTTACTTTAAAAGTTCCATCAGTATATTTTATAATACCAACGTTTTCTTGTGTATCGCTACTAGAGTACTTGTTTTTGTTTTTTATAGGCTTAACCCAACAAAAACCTTTTGGCGTATGCCACTCCCAAAATTTTTTATATAAAAATATTTGATCTGGCTGTACTATATAAGTGTTTTCGTTAAAATAGCTTTTACTATTTTTCTCTATACCTTTAACATTATACCAACGTCTAAACACGTTGTGATGTAGTATAACATCATCGTTTGTTTCTATATCTGTATCGCCAACTATAGGTGTTGATAACACTTTTGCTCTTCTATTAACGTATTGATGGTTGAAGATTTCAGTGTTAAGAATTAACTCTTTATCTCCAACCTTCTTTACGTTATTGTATCTTTTACCTATTGGCTTTACAACGAAGTTGTAAACGCTTTTCATTAGTACTCTAAATTATACTCTACAGATACAGCCATGTTTTTGTTAAAGTCTTTCCAAGGTAAAACATCTTTATTTTTTTTAATATATATAGAAAACTTATCTTCTTCTTCTATTATATCGCAAATAGTATGTCCACCATATACTTCTTGGCCAACAGCGTAGTGCATCGCATCGTTCTTATAATCTTTACCTACACTAATTTTTCTTATTAGCCTCGCCATCTTCGTCGTATTTTATTGTACCATCTTCAATATTAATATTTACTGTACCGTAATCTTTTTCAAGCTCAGCTCTTAAAACTTGTAAGTTTTCTTGAAATTTAATTACTTCATGTGAAAGTAAGTGTTTTTGAGTTTCAAGTCTACCCATTTGCATTTGAGCATTATTAATATTGCTAACAATAGTTTGTGTTCTTTGTAACTGCTCGTCAGTTATTTTTTTTGGTTTTAAGTCAACCAACTTTTTTTTATTTTTTGCCATTTTATTTAATTTAAGTTAATTTAATTTTATACGTTGTATCTAGGGTTTAAATATGTTGTGTATATATTATCCATATCAGTCTGTGATAATTGTGCATTTTGCCAAATAGCTATCTCATGAATTCTACCTTTAAAAGAGTTAAGGCCATCATTGTCATCACCACTCATTTGATGTAGTTTTATTACAGTGTTACTTGTTGTATTGCTTGAGTTAGAATTATCTAAAGAAAGTGCCTCTAAAGTTCCTCCACCGTGTGTCTGTAATGTAACTGCTCCAGAGCTATCTCTTACAACAAAAAGTATTTTAATACCACTAGTGTCAAAAGGTGTTCCTGAGCTTGCTACAAATAATTGCTGTGCTGTTTCTGTTTGAATTCTAAATCTATCATTTGCCGGAAATGAAAATTTAGTATTAAAACCTTGGCCTCCACTAACTATAGAGTGGTTAGCATCTATAGTGTTTATTTTGTAAACAAACATAAACGTTGCACCTCTACCTGCTTGTACATCTACTAATCTAGTTGGATCATCAAGCCTATAAAAATCATTAACACCATCAAACTCTGCATAACCAGGATTAGTGTTAACAATAGTAGGTTGTTTAGCAGTAACTACTTGGTTCATTATCGTTAGTTGTGAATCACTACTTTCCCACTCACCAGCAGAAGGGTTAGTACTTTGATCACTCACATACCACCACTGTAATCTGTTAGGTATAACATCACCTGGGGTGTACACAGTGCTGCCAGCTGTAAGCTCGTAAGTATTCTTAGTTAGTGAATTTCCTAATCCTAATCCCATTAGTTTCCTATATAAGCTATTATCATTTTGTTTGCAGAAGCTTTAACTTGAGTATATCTTCCATATATAATAGTTCCAGCTGGAATTGAATTACTTACGTCGATAACTGTACCACCAGTACCAGACTCACCAAGATCAGGAGATAAAGCAGCGTCATGAGCAGCTGTAGTTGTACCTGCATACTCTATACCATTGCTAACGTCGTTCTGAGCAACTAAACCTCCATTTGTTGCTAGTGTTGTTGCTTCTAAAAAATGAATAGCTACAAATACTTTTCCAGTTGGTGGTGTCATTGGTGTTGTTGTAGTGTCACTAAAAATACTACCTAATTGTCCAAAGCCATAAGAGACTTCTGTTGAGTTTATTCCCATTATTTTTTTACTTTTTCTAGTGATCTACCGCCAAAATAAGCACCGATCACAGTTATTAATACTAATTGTAAAAGATCTACATAAGAGTCTTTTACATCAAAATTTATAAAGCCAGCGTCTATAAATACCAACAACACCGTGCTTATTACTAAGAACACTAATACTAGTGGTCTTATATTCTTACTTAACCATGAATCACTATTCATATCAAGCTTCCACCTTTCAGTTACTTGCTTTTGCATTTCAGCTTCGTAACTCATTATCATATCTTTTATTTTAGCTTGTGCAGCTAATTTTTCTTCTTTTGTTGTAGTTAGGTTATCTAAAACACCACCTACGTTTTTTACAAGCTCTCCAGCACCTGCTGAAAATACTTTGCTTAATATACTCATAATTTATTTTTTAATATCCACTACCACTACCACCGCTACCTGAACTAGAACTTTGTTGCGATACTGGAGTTGTTATTGATGTTGAGCCAGTTGCGTTCATTAGTTGTTGAGGCGTTATAGGATTTACTACTACTGTTAGGTCTGCAGCTGTAATATCAGCATGTGTAGTACCTGCCATATACCCGGTTACACCTAAAATAGTATGTGTATGATGTCCAGCTATATTATATTGACTACCCCAAAGCTCAGCTTCAGCTATACTTGTGAATACTGGTATATTATCTATATTACCTATTAAACTCATTTATTACCATTATTTGCGTCATTTTCCCAAGGAAAGTCGTGACTACCTGCTTCTTTAGCTACTCCGTCAACAATAATCATGTCTTGACCGTTAATATCTTTTCTTTCGTATGTAACGCCATTAAACTTAACAAAATTATCACCATAAGATAGTTTGCCAACTTTCATATCAGTAGCATGTCTCATCTCGTGGTTTATAACTTCTTTTTCTTCTTTACTACCAGGTATTATTTTATCACTAATAAATATACTACCGTCCATATTAGCCTCACCCATTACGCCTGGCGCTAAAGGTTTTCTAATTACAGGAGTGCCAGGTACTGAAATATCACTGTCTCCACCTTCTTTGCTAAAAGAAAGTTTAGATTTTATAACACCATTAGTCATATAGTTTGATCTTGCTTTACCTAGTTTATACCCCATTATCTATCAATATCTTTTATCATATCATCAATAGCTTTGTTGTAAACTTTATCTGTATATGATTTGTTATTAAAAAAAGTGCTACGCTCAGATATAGGTAAATCTTCTTCACCTAGCAACACTCTATATATTCTACTTATTAATTGAGAACATTTAAACGATGTTTTAAATACAGAATATTTAATTGTTGTTCTGTTACGATGTCTCCAAGCTTCAATCCAACCATCGCGTCTTAATCTCTCCCATCTTTGTTTATCCCACGAATACGTGTAAGTACCATCTATAAACTCTTGTCGTGTAAATCTTTTTTTACAATCTAAATAAATTAAAAGTTCTAAGTCTGCGTCTTTTAACCCGTAAGTTTTACAGGCCCATTTTCTAACGAGCCTGTAATACTTAAGGATATTCATTTCACGCAAATCTTGCGCGGTTAATCGCATTTATTAATAACCAGATTCTGGTGTATAAATTAAACCGTCAATACCTAAGCCTTCTAGCTCTCGAGATAAAACAGTTTTACCGTCAGATCCATCTATAACTGTTACAACGCCTTCATGGTTTTTACCATGTATAATTGCGTTAATACCATTTACGACGTCTTCATATTTACCATTATCATGATTAATAACTACAACGTCATCTTGGTTGTTGTTTTTAAGAGATCTAAATCTTAAAGTAGTTTGACCAGTTGCTGTAGCTTCAATACCCATTAATGCGCTTGCTGGGTACATAAAACTAGTTTCAAGTCCTTGTTGAAAAGTAATAGTTATTTTGTCATTAACTTCAAAGTTATAACCATTACCAGAGGCTTGTGAGATGTTATCAAAAACAAGCACACTGTTACTCATGCTGTTTATAGCAGAAGTAGCTAGTGTTAAATCAGCACCAGCTCCTGGATGTGAATAGTTAGTACCAATATCGGAGTTAGCAGCATCAGCAGGTGTTACTACTAAGCCAGCTATTTCAGTGGCGCTATCAATATCATCACCACCTAAACCAGTTATAGTGTTTAATGTTTGCGTTGCACTTCCTTGTGTTGACACGAAAGATGCAGGTCTAAATTTTCTAAAGTATAAATAAGTTTCCATGATTATGATGTTGTTATTGTCATTGCAGATATATCAGAAATACCAGCTGCACTTATTGCTCCTTCATTAGAAGGTAAGTCACCGTTTAAATCTCTTATAACTGTAAAGTTGTTAGTATTATTTCTATTTCCGTTTGCTAAAGATGCGAACTCACCACAAACAGTCTTGTGGTTGTTTGCAGATATAGTACAAGATACGTCGTCGTTCTCTGCTATAGTCTCTGTATCAACGAAAAAGAATTCTAGTGTAGTGCTATTAGTAGATACAGCTCCTTTAAATCCAGAAGCTGGAAACATAATAGCATCTTTGTCTGCGTCGTTGTTTCCATCGATCGCGAAAAATAAATAGTTTTCTGCCATTGTTTTAATTTTTATAGATTAACAGCACTTACGCCTGTTATATCTCTGTGAATAAATTTACCCGTTAATACGTCAGCGACTTCCACTACAGCTCCGTGTCTTGGATGTCCACCTAAAGCATTTGCTAAAGCTTGAAAAGCTCTTTTCTGCTCAATACCTTTAGCACCATCAGTAATGCTTAGTTCAACTTCTGAAAATGCAGCAGCACCACCAGTAGTTTTATGAAAGTGTACTTCCATTACTCCAGCACCGTTTATTTTAGCACCTGCAAATTTGCTAGGTGATATTGCTAAACCCTCAGTTGCTGATTTAACAAATTTTATTGTTGTACTCATTTTTTTATTTTTAAATTAATAATTTGTTTTGCTGTTTGAGGTTTACAGTTTTTGGTTTTTGGTTTAGGAATCAATTAGTACCACGTCACCAGATCTGATAACTTGGTATAATATATCTTTATACTGAACACCGTGGCCTGCATGTTTATCGTAGTATACAATATCGTCTTGTTTTATACCTTCAACTAAGTTGCCAACAGATATAGCTTTAGCCTTTATATACCTATTGTCATTATCTATATCTTCAGTGACAATAAGACCAGCTATTTTCTTTTGTTCAGTTTTAATTTTTTCTACGATTATATAGTGATTAACGGCTTTCATTGATACGTATGTTTGAAATTACACAATCAGCTGACATAATCGTTGTTGCTACACTTACAGCGTTTTTAAGTGCAGACTTAGTTACAAGTACTGGATCTACAATACCTGTTTCTATCATATCTATTTCTTCGTTGTTTATAACGTTAATACCTTTACCGTTTGAAGGTTCTGAAGCTCTATATATACCAGCATTATCTAATATTGTTTGATACGGTGATCTTATAGCGTTTATTAAAGCTTTTTCAGAGTCATTAGCGTAAACAATAGCATGAGCAGCACTTAATAAAGCAATACCGCCACCGGGTACAATACCCTCTTTAATAGCAGCTTTAGTAGCGTATATAGCGTCTTCAACACGATCTTTCTTTTCTTTTAGTTCTACTTTAGAATTAGCACCCACTTTGATGATCGCAACACTACCCGATAACATAGACAGTCTTTGTTCCAACTTTTTCTTAATGAAACCATTTTTTTCGTCAGATATAAGTTTTGAAACGAGTTTGATTCGTTCTTGTAAATCTTGTTGAATATCATCTATTGTTGTTATAACAGTATGTTTGTCATCTGTAGTTACATACTCAGCTTCGCCTAAGCAATCAATATCTATTAAATCAAGATCATCGCCTAGTTCTTCATTAATTACTGTAGCGCCTGTTAATATAGCAAGGTCTTCAGTAGTATCTTTTTTAGTAGGACCAAAGCCTGGTAAGTCAATTATATTAACTTTTATGTTACCTTTAACTTTGTTCATCATTAAAGCGGCTTTTACTTGCTGTGCAACTGGCGCTACTATTAATAATGCTCTACCTTTTTTAATTACATGCTCTAATATGCGTTGTATTTTTCGAATATTAGGTATTTCGCTAGAAACTATAAGAATATATGGGTTTTCTAGCTCACATTTATGCTTTTCTGTGTTTGTTACAAAGTTTGATGATGTTAAACCGCACTCGATTTGCACACCATCTACTAAATCTACGTAAGTTTCATCAGTTTCTGACGTTTCCATTAAAACTACGCCGTTTTTACCAACTTTTTCGTAAGCTTCTGCTATAATATTACCAAGTTCTACGTCGTTATTGCAAGAAATAGCAGATACATTGCTTAACATGTCACCTTTTACATCTATTTTTATTTTATCAAGGTGGTTGTTTACTTTTTCAAGGCAAGAATTTATGCCTTGTTTAATATCTCTTGTAGAAACTTCATTTTTTTGTAGCTCTATAGCTTCTTTTAGCAAAGCTTGAGCTAAAACAGTCGCGGTAGTAGTACCATCGCCTGCTTCTTTCACTGTGTTTTGCGCAGCTTCTTTAATTAAAGTAGCTCCGATGTTTTCAACCGGATCATATAAGACTACGCTTTGCGCAACGGTTACACCATCTTTTGTAATCACCGGTTTACCGCGTCCATCTTCATAAATGACGCATTTACCTCCTGCGCCAAGAGTGGACTTCACGGCTTCTGCTAGCTTATCAACGCCAGCTATTATTCGTTTTTTAGCTTGATCGCCAAAGTTTAAGTCTTTGACGATCTCGCTAGGTAAGTTGTATTCCATTTAATTTAATTTAATTTAGTTTACTTGAAAGTTTTAATAACCTTTGGGCCTTTTGTAGCCTCTAACTTTTTTGAGAAGTGGTCGATGCTTCCATCAATTGCTGCTTCTGCACCTTCTACGGTTTCTCTTCTAGTTACATCATGCCATGTTTCATCTTCTACATGTTTGCACTCTGTTTGATAATAACCATTTGGTAGTTGCGTTATCCTCCAGTTCTTTTTATCTGCAAGATGTTGCCACTGTTCTATAGTTTTTTCATTAGGTTTTTGGTTGCTAGTATATGTACTAGTCTTGTAATATAAATAAGTCATTTTGGTTTTATTTAAGGTTTACAGAGGAGGTTTATTCTCGTTTCGTACCGTGTCCTCTGTTTCCACGGTTCGATTTTATGCTTGTAAATTTCTTTGTTTTATGGTCGTAGTCTTTACCACTTAAGTTTTTACCTGCTTTTTTAGCAGCTCTACGCTTACGCTGATTCTCAGCTTTTTTGCTCTTGCGATCTGCAGTCATTGCTGCTCGTTTATCGCGCACTGCTTTCATGCGCTTTGCTGTGGGTGAAAGTTTTTGTACCATATAGAATATTATTACATAGTAAACGAGTAATTTAAAAGTGTGACACTAGGGTGCTACTAAGTATTATTAATAGGCTTGTGTCATAAAAAAAGTTGTAACAAATATTGAAGTATTGTGTTGCCCCCTCCCCCCAGCCCCCACCTGCTTATACAAAAACTGCAATTGTAAAACTGGGCCCCC